ATGCTTAAAAAATTAATTGAGTTACGCCAACAAAAGGCAGAAAAAGTCGCAGAAATGCGAGCAATGCTTGATAAAGCAGAAAAAGAAAATCGTTCATTGGATGAAACTGAATCAGTAGATTTTGATAAATTGAAAGATTTAGTGAAACAATTGAGTGATGAAATCAATAAATACGAGACCGTAGCAGATGAAGAACGTAATCTTGGTGCGCAATCTAACCCATTAGAAACCCGCAGCACGAAACAATTTTCAAATGATGAATTGCGCCATTACATTAAAACTGGTGAACTTCGCAATTTAACGACGGCTAACGGTGAAGATGGCGGCTATTCAGTCATTCCTCAATTAGATAAAGAGGTCATGAAACGCTTAACAGACGATAGCGTCATGCGCCAGCTTTGTAATGTCGTTCGCTTGCCTATCGGTGCGAAAGAATACAAAAAATTAGTATCTGCTGGCGGTGCAACCGTTGAACATGGCACAGAAGGCACAGCGCGCAACGGCACTGCAAGCCCGAAACTGCATGAAGTAACCATTGCATTAAATTCAATCTATGCTTATCCGAAAACCACTCAAGAGATTTTGGACTTCTCAAGCATTGATGTTTTAGGTTGGCTTACTGATGAAATCACTGAGACCTTCACTGAAACAGAAGAAGTAGATTTAACCTCTGGTGATGGTAACAAAAAATCAAAAGGTTTATTGACCTACGAACGCACAACTGAAAACGATAAAGTGCGCCCATTCGGCAAACTTCAAAAAATCGAAGTAGCGGGTGTGGCAAAAATTGAGGCAGACACTTTAATCGATGCATTCTATACCCTTCACAGTAAATACCGCAAAAATGCCGTTTGGGTGATGTCATCAACCATTGCAGCCGCATTACAAAAACTCAAAAACAAAAATGGCGATTATATCTGGCGCGATGGTTTAACAACCGATGCACCCGCTACATTATTAGGCCGTCCAGTTTACTTCTTAGAGACAATGCCGATTGGTGGTGCAAATCAAGCGGTAATTGCCTTTGGTGATTTCAAACGAGGTTACTTCATTGTCGATCATGAAACAGGCGTGCGAACTCGACCAGACAACTTAACCGAGCCAGGATTCTATAAAGTCCACACCGATAAATATTTGGGTGGTGGCGTAGTAGATTCCAACGCAATTAAAGTGATTGAGACAACGGCATAAATCATAGAGGGGCGAAAGCCCCTTTTTTGCTTAATAGGTGAAAAATGAAGAAAGAATTTGAAATCCGCTCTGCAACCATTTCAACGGATGAAGAGAATCAAAAGCTCGTTGGTTATGCTGTCAAATGGAACAGCCCTTCACAAGTGCTTTACTGTGATTTTGTAGAATCCTTTGCGCCTAAAGCATTCAGTGAAAGTTTAGCCAGTGGCGAAGATGTTCGAGCACTCTTTGAACACGACTACACCAAGTTACTCGGTCGAACAAGTGCGGGAACCTTAAAACTAGAAGAAGATTCAATCGGCTTACGTTTTGAACTCACACCGCCTAATACAACTATTGGGAAAGATTTATTGGTGAGTGTGGCGCGTGGTGATATTACAGGTATGTCATTTGGATTTAGAGCCAGTCAAGAAGAATGGGATTTTGATGTAGAGCCTTGCCAACGAACTGTACAAAAAGCTGAACTCTTTGAAGTTACCGTAACAAGCATTCCCGCCTATCCTGAAAGTAGCGTAGAAATCGCTAAACGTTCGATGATTGCAGCAAAAGAAAAAACACAAGAACACTCTACCGCACTTTTGAAACAGTGGCTTGATGTGATGGAGGCTTAATATGTGGAATCCTTTTAGACGAAAAGAGCAACGTAGCGAGCCAACCTCAATCGAAGAGCTTTTATCTTACATGGGCGTAAACAATACAGGTGCGGGCGAATTTGTCAGTCCACAAACTGCAGAATCGTTACCTGCAGTAATGAATGCCGTTACCGTCATTTCAGAGGCGGTCGCATCAATGCCTTGTTATCTATACGCACTAAAAGAAGATGGCCGAGAAAGAATCTATCGTCATCCTGTTGAATATCTTCTTAATGAAATGCCAAACCGCAGCCAAACACCGTATCAATTCAAAAATACGATGATGCGCCATTGTTTGCTAAATGGTAACGCTTATGCCGTGATTGAGTGGAATAACAAAGGCGAACCAATAAGCCTTACTCCCTATCAACCCAGTGCGGTAAATATCTTCCGTAAAGTAACGGGTGAATATATTTATCAAATCACAGACTTAAACGGGGTAACAAAAAACTATCTTCAAGATGAGATTTTGCATTTACGCCATAGTTCTGTTGATGGATTTATGGGGCGTTCTCCGATAACAGTTTGTCGTGAAACGGTGGGATTAGGTTTAGCCCAACAACGCCATGGCGCAGCCATTATGAAAAATGGATTGATGGCAAGCGGGCTTATTTCAACAGCAGAATGGTTAGATGATGCAAAAGCGCAGAAAGCCGTCAAAGCTCTTGAACGTTACAAGGGGGCAAAGAATGCGGGTAAAACGCCTATTCTTGAAGGCTCAATGGAATATAAACAATTAGGCATGACAAACCAAGATGCAGAATGGTTAGCCAGTCGCACGTTCACCATTTCCGATATAGCCCGAATCTACAATATTAGCCCGATTTTCTTACAAGATTATTCTAATAGTAGCTATGCGAATTTCAGTGAGGCAAGCCGCGCATTTCTTTCTCAAACCTTGCGCCCCTGGCTTACTAACTTTGAACAACAACTCAAAGATGCCTTGATGATTGATTTAGGCAGCAACAGCAATAAACGTTACTTAATCGAATTTGATACAAGCGACCTACTTCGCACCAGTCAGAGCGAACGTTTCAGTAGCTATGATATAGCAATCAAAGCGGGAGTGATGTCTCCAAATGAAGTTCGCCGCCGTGAAGGTTTACCGCCTTATGAAGGTGGAGATGAATTTAGCCAGGCTTGGAAACAAACCGTAGAAGTTAAACGCGGTGATGAACAAGAACAGGGGGCAAGCAATGGCAGTGATGCTTAAGGCTGGCAAGTATAACAAGGTGATTGGTTTACAAAAGCAAGTAAACGAACCGAACGACTATGGCGGCATTGTGAGTAAATGGAGAACTATCGCTAATGTTCGAGCTGCAGTTGAGCCATTACAAGGTAGAGAGTTCTTCTCTGGGGCAGTGCCTCTAGGGGAGAACATTGTAAGGGTTAGGGTTCGTTATGGGATAGAAGTCGATCGCACTATGCGAGTGAAGTATGGCACAAGGCTACTTGAGATAACCAATATCATAGACAGCAAGGAATCTCACCGTGAACTTCAACTAATCTGTAAGGAGTTATTAGGCAATGGCACAAATTGAACTAGAAGAAATTAAGCAACATTTAAATCTCGATCATGATTTAGATGATACGTTACTCGAAACCTATAAGGTCGCTACATTGGAAGTATGCCAAAAGCATATAGGCAAAACCTTTGGTGATGAAGAAACAGAAAATACCGTTCCGTTTACGCCATCAATTAAAGTCGGCTGCTTAATGTATATTGCCTACCTTTACACAAACCGTGAGGCTATAACAGATTTAGCCAATCTTAAACAAGCACCCATGACGATTTCCGCATTATGGGAAGTCTATAGAGAGCCTTGCGCTTACTAAGGATTTAGTAACCGATATGCCTTATCAACCGTTAAGACGTTGTAGTTATCCAGGATGTAGAAATAAAGTGAAGTCGGGCAGATGTGAAGAGCATAAGCCAAAGGACAATCGCCCAAACAGCAGCGCACGAGGTTACGATCACAAGTGGAGCAAATACCGCGAGCAATACTTAAAGCATCACCCTCTTTGCGTGATGTGCTTAGAAAAAGGTATCTACACGCCCGCTACAGTGATAGACCATATCAAGCCAGTTGAGAACGGACAAGCAGACCCGCTATTTTGGGTTGGATCTAATCATCAATCTTTATGTCGTGATTGCCATAGCTATAAAACACGAGTGATAGACCAACGCGGATTTGGTGCGAAGAAGATTGATTAGACAAGGTGGGGGAGTTTTTGAAAGAAAGTGGCAAGCCTAAAGAACCGCCCGCCCCCTTTAATTTTTATGCAAGGTAATTTTTTTGAAAATAAGGAAACACAATGACAGCCAAAAAGAAGAATTTACACACCCCGCCAAGTTTTTTAGATCCGATTGCTAAATCAGTATGGAAAGAGCGCATCCCTCAACTTCTTGAACGAGGTGATATTCAAGATGCCGATTTAATTCACCTTGAGTTATATTGCGTGAACTATTCTCTTTTCCGTGCAGCCGTTGAAGATATTCATAAAAACGGCTTTTCAATCGTCAATAGCCAAGGCACGCAATCAAGAAACCCCGCATTATCCGCGAAAGCTGATGCAGAAAAAGTGATGGTGAAAATGTCCTCACTATTAGGCTTTGATCCTGTTAGCCGTAGAAAAAATCCTGTTGAAGTTGATTCAACCGATATGATTGATGAAATCCTCACAATGTAGGCTAAATATGGCAATCTGGCACGAATACGCAGAGAAAATTCAATCAGGTGAAATAGTGGCTTGTAAGAAGATAAAACAAGCCGTAGCGCGTTATTTTAACGATTTAAACAACCCCGATTATTTCTTTGATCAAAGTGCGGTAGAAAAATTTATCGCTTTCTCGAAACTATGCCCACACGTTAAAGGACACTTACGCGGTGAGCCAATTATTCTTTCAGATTGGCAAGTTTTCCTCTTTGCCAACATTCTGGGCTTTAAACGAAAAGATACAGGATTAAGAAAATATCGCTCTGCTTACGTTCAAGTGGCAAGAAAAAACGCTAAATCAACGGTAGCAGCCGTTTTAGCCAATTGGTTTTTGGTGATGGAAGGCGGCCAACAGGATATATACACGGCAGCCGTGAGCCGAGACCAAGCCCGAATCGTTTTTGATGATGCGCGTCAAATGTGCTTACTTTCGCCTTTACTGAAAAAACGGCTCAATATTCAACAGCACAAACTCATCAACCCTAAGAACAACAGTATCATGCGACCGCTTGCCGCCAAATCTTCAACCATTGAAGGCACAAACCCTAGTTTAGCGATTGTTGATGAATATCACCTACACACAGATAACAGCGTATATAGCGCGTTAGAGCTAGGACAAGGCGCACGCCCAGAAGGTTTGCTCTTTGCCATTACAACGGCTGGCAGTAACGTGATTTCGGCCTGTAAACAGCATTATGATTATTGCGCTCAAATCCTTGAAGGTAACGAACAAAACGACAGCTTGTTCGTATTGATTTTTGAACTAGACGAAGAAAACGAAATCGACAAACAAGAGAACTGGATAAAAGCCAATCCCAATATTGGTAAATCCATTCCTTACCTTGATTTTGAGAACACGATTAAAAAAGCGAGGGGAATTCCTTCCGAATGGGTGGAAATGCTTACCAAGCGATTTAATGTATGGTGTCAAGGCACAACCCCGTGGCTCGGCGAAGGAAACTGGGCGCAATGCGAACGGCAGTACACCGAAAGCGATTTACTTCACCAAGATTGTTATTTAGGTCTGGATTTATCTAGCACCAATGACTTAACCAGCCTTTGCTATACCTTTCCACAAGGGAAGAAAGTGCGGTTAGTTACTCGGCATTATATCCCCGAATTTCAACTTAATAACGTGGCAAATAAAAACCGTGCGATGTATCGAAACTGGGTGCGTAGTGGTTGGCTGATTGCAACAGAAGGCGACTGTATCGACTACGACAAAATCAGAGATGATATTTTGAAAGATGCACAACGTTTCAATATTAAGATGATTGGCTTTGACGTATGGAATGCAACCCATTTACGCACACAATTACAAGCGGCTGGGCTTGAAGTAGAGCCATTCCCGCAAACATACCAACGATTTAGCCCTGTGGCGAAAAGTGCGGAAGTTTTAATAAACAGACTGATGATAGAACACAACGGCGATCCAGTGCTTGCGTGGGCTTTATCAAATGTAGTTATGGAAACAGATGCGAACGCCAATATTAAACCGAACAAGAAGAAAGCCGCAAACAAAATAGACCCAGCAATCGCGTTTCTTATGTCTTTCGGTACTTATCAGCTTGAATACGGTGATTTAATTTTCGAACTATCAGACGAACATAGGAAAATTATAGATGAGTTTACTGGGCTTGATTTGTAGATGGAAGCAGGAGGGTATTCCATATTTCCAACATTAAGAGAGCGACTTCTAAGAATTTAAGAAAATAACTCATAAGCACCTCCTTGACGGGCAGATTCGAACTGCCAAAGCATAAACAAAAACATGTAACCTCAAAAACAAGTATAAAAATAGTATTTAAGATAATGCAATAATTTTGATTTAAGCCGTCTCCTGCAGTTACTTCTGAATATATAAGAGCCTTATTAAAAAGTCAAGTTTACACTGAATGAGGTTATATATTTATGGAGCTATTAATAAGAATATTTTTAAGGCTTAAAATAACTTAACGAGTTGAATATATGATTAGATGTAAAGAGGCTAAGCAGAATTTACTATTATCGGCAGTAAAGCACTATAAAAAAAACAACCACACTTTTACCTTTATCAGTCTTTATGATAACGAAGAACCTTATCCAATAGAAGAAGTTATTTATGCTTTAAGGTGTAAATGTGATGCAGCAAAACGAGAAATAGACAGCCGACCAAACAGCCCTAATATGGAAGTATTAGAAACAATTTACCATATCGCACACAAAAATCTTGAAGATATGAAGAAGGCCAAAAGTCGAATTGAGCAAAAAGCATAAAAATGAACCCCCGCATCTCACAACGTGGGGGTTTTTATATCAATATATCCATCACTACCATTTTGCTAAATTGGCTCACGCCAATATAGCTATTTAATTATACTGCAAAGCAATCAGTGCCGAAATATCCGTAGCTTAACGCATCTAAACTTTGATAAAATAGAGCAAGAAACAAACAGAACGACAAGGGGGAAAGAATGATTAAATCCGTTTTATCCGCATTTGGTTCATTTGTATTTTCTGCTTTAGATTTTTTGTTATTTTTAGCCATATTGCTTTTTGTTGGCTTGTTGGTTTTCATCTTTTGGCCAATATTAAAATGGCTTTTACTGGCTTTTCTAATAGGCGCTATCGCCTTCTTTTGTTATCTAATATACAAGATAAAAGAGAAACCCAAACCGCTAGAACAAGACGAAACATTATCCAGCTGGGCAGAACAGGAATTACAACGCCCTATCATTCAACGGATTTTACAAAAACAAGAGGAAAATAAACCGTTCATTAGCGGAACAATAACGCATATTGGAAATGACGGAAAAGAAACTCGATTAGGCAATATCACTATCAATTTAAAAAAATAATTAATCAAATAAAGCGCATCTAGGCTGATCCCCGAAAGCAAAGCACCTTACTTTGTTGATGCGCTCCTACCAATAAGGGCAAATGCGAAAGGGGTATTTTATGAAAGAAAAAGAAGATTTTTTTACAGATATTAGAAGAACGTTAGGTAAAAAAATTAGCAGTGAATTATCTCGCCTTGCCTATGAAATAGAAGAATTGCTTTCTAATCTAACCCTAAAAGAAATTAAAGACACTCAAGCATGGATAGATGAAACTATTGATATGTATTATCAAGAAGAGTTGGATAATGCGATAAAAAATGCAATGGAATTTGTAGAATATGAAGAAGATGAAGATGGCTATTATTCTTCATACAATCCATATCTAACCATGATCACTAAGGATGAATATGGGCCCGATATTAATTTAATTATGGAAGATTTTAATGTTGAAACAAGAGATTCAGATTATGATTCTTCTACTTTAGAATGGTTATTGGAAATAAATTATAGAGATACCGGATTAATAGATGGAATTAAAAATTATCAAATTATGGCTATCATGGCTTTAGACTATATAGATAGATTTATAAATGGAGATAGTTTTTTTAAAGATAATAGTTTTAATAACGATAAACAATATCAAGCATTCTGGATTTATATTGCCGCAAAAGATATGAAGTACTCCTTAGAAGTTGAGACGATTAAACTGGATGTCCAAAAAGAAATTAAAAAGAAAGCAGCAGATGCGAGACACCGTGAAAATAAAAGAATGAAGGAAATGGTGATAAATAAATGGAAAAGTTATAAAAATCAAAAATTAAAAGAAGGAAAAACACCAAGCAAAAATGCTTTCGCAGAAAGAATTTTCAAAGAGCTGCAAACTGCTAATAAGAAAGATTCAAATGTAAAGGCCTATTCATTAAAGACAATTAGAACAAATTGGTTACAGGGAATCTAATATCCCCTCCTAGCATAGGATATATCCGTTTCAATAAAGCCCTATCTTTTATCGCATAGGGCTTTATTCATGCCTAAAAATTTTTATTACTCTATCTCTCGTAACGTTACGCAACCAATCGAGTTATTAAATAGCTCAATGTCATTAATCAACAATTATAGAGGTTACGAGATGAACGAAGCTCAAAAATTAAATCTGAAATTAAACCCACAACAAAAACTAATCTCTGGTGAAACCGCTTGCCATATTGTTGGCTTTGGTCGCACCAAACTCAACGAGCTTGTAAAAGCTAAGAAATTCCCTCAACCAATCCGCTTTTCACAAAACTTTGTCCGTTGGGATTTAGAAGAAGTGAATCAATGGATTGAAGAACAGAAGGCTGCACGTGCTTAATAGAAAAGACGCCATAGTGAGGAAAAAGAAACTATGGCGTAACTAGAAACGTATTTAAACAAGCAATTAAATTCAAACAGGAAATTAAAATGAACTTAATTCATAAATATTATATCAATAATGAAAATTTTTACAACTTAAACCCTTTACAAAGTGCGGTGAAATTTGGCATTATTTTCCCGCAATTAGAAAAAGTGATTGCCAGCCGTGGAAAGCTGAATTTAATAAAGGCGAACGATAGCACGCCACAAAACCGTGCTTTTTTTGTTCGTAACATTCGCACACCTCAAGAATATGCGGATTTTGTTTTCAATCTAAATCCGATCATTCTCTCAATGGTAGAGCGTAATGAGCAGTCTTTGACTGGCTGTCTTCCTTTATTGGCAGTTTTCCACCTTGTTACGCTCTACCGCCCGACCGTGGAAAGTCTAGCGGTAGTTCCTAAAAATCAAATAAAGGACACCGCAGAAATGATCTACAAATTTCTTTGCGTCAATCGCACACAATCGCATTTTAACTTATGCGTCATATCCCTTAATTCTACCACCGAAGAACAGGCACGTTTGAGCCTATCTGCTGATTATCGTTTTATTGCGGTGGTGGCGAGAATCAATCCTCAAAATGACCGCACTTTAGCCGCACTTCCTACCCTTTCAACCTCTGCTGCAATGGAGGTGGCACATGGCTAACCGCATTATCCAAGTAGAACAATGCCAGATTAATTTGTTAAAGCTCCAGATGGATGGATTAAGTCAATTAGAAAGCATGTTATTGGCGTTATATATCAACCCTGATGTGTTCGATGAAATGGATTCTTTTGATATTGCCTACACTATCAAAGGTATTAAGAACCTATTGAGCTATATCAAGGTTGATATGGAAGAACGCATAGCTTTTATTGAAGGTTTACAGGAGGAAAGCAATGACTGAGCAAGTAAACCTACCTTATCAATTAATCTTTGTTTATGACGATGGCAGCCAATTCATAGCGGGCAAATATGGCACGCTTAGAGAGGCGTTACAGGCAAAAATCAGATGTAAGCACGAAATAGGACAAGCCGATATTTGCAGCCGAGTGTTAGAAGTGATCTCGGTTTTGAAAGGGGAAGACAATGAAAGCTAAAAAAATCAAAGCATTCAAAGCACCATATACACCGACACCCGAGCAGTTAGAGAAATCTTACAAACGGATTAAACAATTCTTAGCCTTTGCAGAAGATTATCTACACTCTGGACACTACAAAGGTCTGGCGGCATCAATCGAACAAATCAAGAAAGCAGCAACAATTAGAAAGGTGGCACAACATGAAACCAAGTAACCCAATGCAACAACTTCAACAATGGAAAGCGAACAACGGCAAAAGTAACAAGCTCAAAAATGAGCTCGTTAAAAGTGCCAACCAGCCCAATTCTGGACTGGTTAAAAATACGCAAGGAAACGTAGGTAGCGAGACCAAAAACAAATATCAAGGGAAACTATGTGCTAATCCATTAGCCTTTAAATGTAGCCAGCTTACACGCCAATTCAAACTGATTTTAGATAGCAACCGTAAATGTTTAGAAGTCTATCCTGATGACTTCCATCACAAAATCAAGTTTAGAGATGAACTTACTGATCTAGTGGTGAGATTAAAAACAGGCGGAAAGTTATTTAATGAAATGGTTAAGGCGCAAGGTGCAAAACTTAGCTCAAATAACCAAGAAACAATCAGAAACTTTAATCAAGCTAATGACTACTTAATCCATAAGTTCGGTGAAGTGATAAAACAGATTGAGCAGTTACAAGTTGAATATGTTAATTCTGTGGTTTTACTCAAAAATGAGAAAAACTTAATCGTTAGTGAGGGTAAATAAGATGGATATGAATCAAAAACTAGACTATTCGAAATTAAGTGCTCTCGAATTAAAAGCGATCGCAATGAGTTATCGAAATATGCTTGAAAATAAAGGTGAAACCTTTCATTCGTCTTTACCTTATTTAAGTGGAGCAATAGAAGTATTAGCTGAGGAATTGGCTGATTGTCCAGCAATGAATATTGATGAATTAAAGATTCTTCATGATGAACTCTTAATGGTCAATAAGCATTTATTACAAATGGCACCGAAACCACCTTCATCTAATCCAGAAGAAATAGTAGCAACTTTAACTAATGATGAGATTATTGATGGATTGCTGAAAAATAGCATAGCGCTCTCTTTAGTTAAAACCTTTAAATACTTTCAAGAGGTGATTGCTGACCGTATCAATGCTATTGAAAACGGAGTGATTAAAGGGGTGAATAATGGCACGATTAATTAATGCACCGCACCTTGCGGATCAAATTCATGAACCTTACTCTGATATTTTTATTCTTGCTGGGCGTAAAGCCTGGCAAGCATGGGATAATGGAAAGGGTGAAGAATGGCTCTTGTTATGTTCTTTAATTCACGGATTAGACAGCACTATAAAACCAGTTATTCTTGCTGAAAAACAATTAGAGAATATTTCTTCTATTCGCATAGTAAAAGAAGATCAACAATCAGTAAAACTTATTCAATATGGTGAACTAGCACAAGCTGAAATAACGGCTATTTGTCAAAACTTAGCTAAAAACTCTAATGCGATAGATGTCAAACTTCTTGATGCAGCAGCGCAGACTAAAGAAGATTTAAGTGCTTATATTCAACGCTTACGCAATGATAAAGAGACTGCAGATCTCGCAGAGCAATTAGCACCGCCAGAGAAATTAAAAGAAAAAGACGGAACGAACAAAAAATCACGAGCCTTTCAAAAGTGGTTAAATTTAGATATGGCACTACAGCGTGGTTGCAGAGAAATCTATGCTTATGATGGTAAAACGTGGAATAAACAAGAAAATGATGATTTGGAAGAGAAAGCAGTTAAATTTCTTGATGAAAATGAATTTAACTACAGCGATTCTACAATTGATCGGTTAATCAAGACATTAAAAGCCCAATTGCCAAGAATGGGAGAAATGTCTAACGATTTGATAGCCTTTGAGAATGGTGTGTTAAATCGCAATACAATGGAATTTGAATCGCATAATCGGCAAAACTGGCTAACCTCTTGTATTCCTCATAAGTATGATAAGCATGCTACAGATACACCGCACTTTGACAAATGGTTGAGCTTTGTATCTGATGGAAACAAAGAGAAAGCAAGAAATATTCTAGCCGTTTTATATGCGATCTTAACCAACCGTTATAACTGGCAAATGTTCTTTGAAATTACAGGAAAAGGGGGAAGTGGGAAATCTGTGTTTGCCAGTATCGCCACTTTATTGGCTGGTGTAAAAAACACTGCATCAAGTAACTTAGAAAAGTTTGATGATGAGCGCGGACTATCTGGACTTGAAAATAAAACGCTGATTTTATGCCCTGAGCAATCAAAATATGCTGGAGACGGCAGCGGTTTAAAATCTATCACTGGAGGGGACACTGTAAGGGTGAGATATAATTATCAAGATCCATTTGATGTAAAAATCACGGCTCTAGTTATGCTGATAAATAATAGGCCTTGTTCATTTACAGAGCGTTCTGGTGGAGTTGATCGAAGACGTGTTATTTTTGACTTCAAAAAGATAGTACCAGAAGATGAACGTGATCCGCATTTTATGGATAAAATCACTCTAGAAGTGGGCGGAATTATTCGCAAGGTGTTTGATTCATTCCCTGATCCAAGTGATGCGAAAAAGGCTTTAAAAGCACAAATGGAAAGTCAGGAGGCGTTAGAAGTAAAAAAACTATCTGATCCACTTACAGATTTCTTTGGTATTTCTACACGACAGAACAAACAGATGGGCTTTTTATTGGTGTTACAAACATGGGATTAGACAAAATAAGAACGCACCTTTACCCAGCATATTTAGCCTATACAAAGGCGATGAATATCGGTGAATTAGGGCTGAACAATTTTGTAATTGGGGTTGAGCAAGCCTTAAAACAGAATGGCAATAAACATGATTTCATCAAGAGACATACCAAAACTGGACGCAGGACAAATATCCATTTTAAGGATTTTGATAGTTTTCGAAATGAAATGTTTAGTTAAAAATAGCGGGTTAAATCCCGCTTTTTTATTGAGTGTTCACCTTTTGGTGAAGACTTGGTGAAGGGTTAAATGGGTGGCCTTCACCACTTAAATCATTGATTTACAAATAAAAAACACCAAAGGTGAAGAGGTGAAGACTAAAACCTATAAAAAACTTTTTTAATATACTAATTATAAATTTAAGTTCATTCCGCAAGATTCACAATAATCACCGATAAGCTGCATTATGGGTTTTCTTTCTTCTAAATAATTATATCGATTGTAAGTATTTTCTAAGTCGTCTCCGCCTTCTAATAAATGAGAGAGAATAGTTTCAGATACATTGCGTTCAACTTTATGAGAGGCTAAGAATGTTTTAATAAACGCACGGATGCCGTGAGCAGTTAATTTATCTTTATAGCCGATACGTTTTAGAGCAACATTTACGGTGGCTTTATTCATGGGTTGATTTTTTGATGAGCGGCCAGCAAAAACAAAAGAGCTATTTTCTGAAAACAGTTTCATCACTTCTAAAAGCTGAATAGCTTGTGAAGATAAAGGCACAGTATGCGGTCGTTTTTTGTCTGCTTGTCCTTTCATTTTTTCTTTGGGGATATTCCATAGCTTATTATCAAAATCAATTTCTGACCATTCCGCATTTACCGCCTCTTTTGGTCGTAATGCAGTTAAGAATGACCAACAAATTAATAAATAGGTTTTTTTCCCTATACGAGCATTTTCTAAGTCTTGGAATAATTTTGAGAGTTCATCAAGTTTAATAGTGGGATGTGGTGTAGAGGATTTTATATAGAAGTTTTTCACGGCCAATCTGCAGTTATGGCTTTCTATGATACCTTTTGTTATTGCATGATCCATAATTGCGCCGACAAGCTGGTGGATTTTTTTGAGTGTGTTACTTCTATCTGCTATTTTTTCATAAATGCTAACTAACTCTTTTACTTTTATTTCTGATACATGCTTATCTCCAATATAAGGGAAGATATGATTTTTCAATCGTTCCCAATTCTTTTCTCGTGTTTCTGGATTTTTAGCTTTTTCTTTGTAGATACCATTAAAGTAACTTTCTGCAACAGAATGGAACGTATCTTTTAAACGGTTTTCATATTCTTGTTGGATGCGGATTTTTTCTTCTTGTGGATCGATACCTTTCGCAAGTAACGCACGATATTCTTCACGTTTAGCACGAGCATCTGCTAATGATAATTCTGGATAACCGCCTAAGGCCATTTTTGTTCTTTTCCCAGTGAGCGGTCTAGCGTAGTTAAATCGCCAGCTTTTAGAACCACTAGGTAAGATTAGCAGCAATAAGCCCTCACCATCAGATAGGGTATATTCTTTCTCTTTTGGTTTAGCATTTTTGATTTCAGTCGGAGATAAAGGTTTTACTATTCTGGCCAT